CCATCACACATTTCATCTCTCATTTTTAAATTTTGAGACATAGACCCATCAGAACCCCATTCTTGACGTAACGTTTTCCATTCAGCACTTGATCTTACTTGACCTGTTTTTACCGCAACGTTATATGGTAAATCTTTTTTACAAGCAGCAACATCACCATCATACCCATCACCAGCAGTTCCAGTAAATGATTCTTTGATTACCCAAGTTTGTGGTTTGTTAATATACTTGTTGTGTAAACCAAGTATTCTTTTTTTTTCCGATTCGGTTAATATAAAATTATTTTTCATCTTTTTTATTATAAATACACCCCTAAACTAAAAAAATGGAGTTTACCAAATCTTTTCTTGTTTCATATAACCCAAAACACAAGTATAAGAATCGGCCATACCATAACACTCTTTTTTAAGTGTGTTGTTTTTTGTGTAGTGCCAAGTAATTTGTGGTTCTTTATCTGAAACTTTTTTCCAAATTAGTTTTTTTTTATCTTATTTTTAGGTCATGTTTTGATCAAATCCTTTATTTGTGGATGCCGATTCTGTCGATTTTGGTACTGTTCTTTCCATTTTGTTAGTACTACACAAAATGTTTTTAATATCATCGAGAAATGTTTTTCCAGTTTTTTCATTAATTCCTGGTACAACTAAAGGTGCTGGGTTTTTATTAATTAAATCTCTTGTCATTTTTGATTTTAACATATTTTTGTCTTTTTTTGAAACATTCGCAAACTCCATTTTTGATTCTACAAATTTTTCAATTATATTTCTCCAACCTGTTCCAAAATTTAGATTATCTAAAATAAATACGTCTTTTTCTTGACATCTATATGTAAGTTTTGATTTATCGTTTTTAGACCTTCCAAAAAGTAAAGCACCAACAATACTATCAGTATCTTCGGAAACTGATCCATAAATATAGATTTCATTTTTATTTTCGCCCCAACGGATAGAACTAACCTTAAATTGGCTTATTACTGGTTGAGTAGAGTCTCCAATTAAATAAAAATTTAATTTTTGTCCTTGCATCCTCTGATTAAATTCAACCATTTTTTGTTGTTGATCAGGTAAAGTTTGACTAGGAAGCATTGGTTCATTTTGTTCTCTAAGAACTCGTCTAACAATTCTTGTTAAATCTGATTCGGTTAATCTAATTATTCTTTTCATGATTTATTTTTTTTATTAATTACCATTTAGGGCAATTAGTGTTAATATTTTTAAATTTTTTCATCATGTTAGGTTGTTTTTTCTGTAACCTTTTAATTTTACCAATTAGTTTTCTAGGTAATTTTTTAAATTTTGCAGCAAACTGTTCTAATCTGTCTAATAAACTTGGGTCAGGATCTTCTTCGTCCATAGTTTGTATATCAGAAACTAAAGCCTCTTCTTCAGATTCAGTTAAGGCATTTTCATTAATTACTCGTCTAACAATTCTTGTTAAATCTGATTCTGTTAATCTAATAATTCTTTTCATAATTTTAATTTTTTTTTAAGATAAATCATTATCTAATTGTTTATTGTTGGATGCATATTCATTAACACAATATTTTTCCATTTTTTCATCTCCCTGTGGGCTTAATTTATATCTTTTACTCTCAACATCCGAAACTTCTATAGCATTTGGTTCTTCATTATATTTAGAGTTATTGGGTGTTAATTGGTAATACTCGACTTTATTTAATATTTGTATTACTTTATCTTTACAAAAATATTGACCTCTTGATTTTTCTTTATTTTTATCTGATCCAGCATAAGTATAATCAAAAGAAACATAATCCGAAACTTTTTTTTCAGGATTACCTTCATATTTAATATTGCTCATATCAATTCCACCAACTTTTTCATTAGTTTTGATATCAAAAATACCGACTTTTTCAACATTAGATGGGTTAATTTCCGATTCGGATAGATAATTTCTTTTTGACGCATTTACATGCATTTCTAAGATTCTTCGTTTTTCTTCTTTTGATAAAGATGATAATATATTTTTCATTTTTTATTAATAAATATATTAATATTTGAAAAAATTATTATTAAAAAATAAAATTTACCAAATTTTTTGTTCTTTCATATAACCAAGAACACATGTATAAGAATCGGCCATGTCATAACACTCTTTTTTAAGAGTGTTATTTTTTGTATATAACCATTTAATTTGTGGTTCTTTTTCAGAAACCCTTTTCCATATCAATTCTTTTTTATCAACGTCTTTAGGTAAACCACCAAATAATACGTGTTTTCCTTTATCGTTTTGTTGGGTTAGGTCAGACCAAGCATATTTTCTTGAATTGTATGTTGAAATATATGATGGTACAATACCTAAAATATCATATATTGACTTAGTAATCATAGAGTTATAACGTAATAATGTTCCTACAGTCCAAACGTTATTTGAATTTAATAATGGTTCTTCTATTATTACATTAGTTATTCCTAAATTAACGTACCCTTCAAGTTTTTCTTCAAACCCTTTAACTTTTAATAATAATTCCTGTATTTTGTCATCAACTTTTGGTTTTATAACTGGTGAAAAATGTGTTAACTCTAATAATTCTTGTGATTTAATATCAAATAAACTCCAACCAATTGTTTTTGTTGAAATGTCTAAACCCAACACTTTTGGTGAGTTTTTAAAATCTGTTTTAGCCATAAAAATTAAAAATCTAATTTAATCGGATACTGTTGAATCCCCTGTCTTTTTTGTGGTGATTGTATCTTAGAAATAACCATAAGTTCTTTATCTTTATTGTAAAGAGCAACTTCTGTTACGTAGATTGGCTTACTATTATCCCAAGTAGGGTTAGAAGAATCAAAAAATTGTGTTTGACCTAAATTACATAAGAAATTCATAACATATATAGTTGCTTGAATGTCAGTTTCAACGTTACCATAAAAATAATATTCACTACCAAAGTTCATAGTTAATCCTGTTTGTCCAATCTGAGGTATTGATATGTAATTTTCTAAATGGTAATATGGTGCGTTGTCATATAAAGTTTTAGTAATTTGAATTGTATTTCCTGTCAAACCACTTTGATTTAAATACCCATTAACTGTCGATGCGCTTATTTGGTTATAAACATCAATTTCTCTCCATTGTGAAGGGTCAGGTCTTGTTGTTCCTGACGGTACTTTTTGTGCTAATATTCTTATGTCCGTTGCATTAAAACCACTGGTAGACGTAGTAGGATCACTTAAAAATGGAAACTCACTACCAAATCTAACTAATATGTCAGAAGCCCCTTTTAGTAAACTTTGATCGTTTCCTGAAATTTTTGTATAGTAATTACAGTGTAATGAATTTGTGTATGCGGTGTTATTCAACCTATATGTTAAAAATAAGGTTTCACTGTCTCCTGATAATAATCCTGCGGTTCCACCTAAAACACCACTAAATGTATTAGGAGTTACTAATCCTAATTTTGGTGCAGGTAATGTCCATGTTCTATTTGCCTTGTAGCTTAACGCACTTATAATCTCATCATCATCAAAAACAATAATTTTTAAATCAGGAAAAACTTTACCTACTCTATTTGGTATCCCATTAGAATCGGCATGTGTGTCCCATAAATGATAGTATCTTAAACCAGGTGTATTAAAATTAGCACCTCTTGCCGATTTTATATAGTGTACCGTAAATAAATTTTGATTTGTAAATCCTGAAGGGTCTGTATAAAATGTTTCACCTATAGTTGCATTAGGGTTTTTATGCCACATTAACCAAGGTAAATGTATTTTAAAATTTCTAGCCTGTCCTGTGTTTCCTGGATTTGCCGGGTCAAAATCTTGCATTGCAAATTTTTCACCATAAAAATTATCAATCGCTTGATTTGTATAATGAACTATTGCAACAGATTTTTGGTCATAAGAAGGTACAGTTATTTTTTCTTCAAAAGAGTTATAATAATAAACTGAATCAGTGTCTCTTTGACCTAATTTATTGTTATATCCTAAATACTCTTTTGTACCAACATAACCTGAAGATGAATAATAATTATAATCTTGGTATGTGCTATTAAACACACCTGCGGGTGATTCAGTCCAAGGAATATTCATGTTCCATATTTGAACGTTCCTTTGGGATACGTCACAATTAGTTTCAAAATTAAATACGTCTGTTGCCCAATATGGTTGTGGGGTAAATGTATCATATAACTCAGTCATGCCAGACGGATAAAACATAACACTACTATCACCACTAAATCCTAAACTAAATAAATCAGGTAACTGTCTATCAACCTCAATAGTTACTGAGCTTCCTGTTGAAGTATCTCCTGTAATGCCAACAACTAAATATGTAAATATTTGACCGTTTCCTGTTATTGGTGTAACCGAAGGTCCTGTGTATAAAGTGATGAACATACCGGGGGTTACATTACCAGAAACTGAAGGATCGATTGTTGTAGCGGAAAGTGTTAATACTGTACCTGATGTTAAAGCACTATTAGGAACAAAAAAGTTTGGGTTAATGGTTAAAGCCGATGAAGTAAATGCACTAAAGTTAGTTGGTGTACCTGTCGATCCACTAAAGAACCCTCTTGGTGCTGCCGTATTATAAACATTGTCTATGTATGAATTATCAAAAGGAACCCCAAAAGTACTACCTGATGTTGAATCTAAAAATAGTGGGTATTTTACATGCATTCTATTTTTTTCAGGTACGGGTGAAAGACTTTGAGCGTTATACTGTGGCATTAATACATTTAAATCTACAGGATCTAAACCATTGATACAATTATAACATACTTCACTGTCACCAACTTCAAAATAAGCGATATCAAAATTACCTTGTGATATCTTTTTTCTAGCCGCGTCAGTTATTAATGTGTTTATTAATGCTGATGTATTTTTAATTATATATGACATATGTTATAAATATGTATTTTTTATTTTTTTTAACTCTCTAAAACAAAACCAGTTCTTGTTGTTTCAATTGTATTAGGTGTTGTATTATTAGTTACCGTAGAACATTGTTGTGGGTTTATCGAAACGTTTGTTATTGTTATACTATCTCTAATTTTTCCAAATGCTGGACATCTAGTAGTGGTTGATGGTGGTGTAAAAACTTTTTGTAGTACGTCTAAAATAACTGTACCATTACCTGTTATTGTTGCACTATAAGTATTTGTAAATGCGGTGTAATATGTGTCACCTTTACATACAGAATCAAAAACAGAATTTGTAGTATAACCTAATGTTGTTGGTGCAGATAAGGTCGCAGTTCCTGTTGTATAACCTGAAATGTCATTTTTTAGTTGAGATAACATAGATATGGTTGATGGGTTGGTTGTTGCTGTTACTCCGGCACTTAAATTAATTGTAAACGAAACTGTTTTATTGTTAGGTAGTGAAGGAACACTCATAACCCATCTTTTATTAGTTAAAGAAGTATTAATTGTTGGTACCGTATTAACTGATATTGTTTGTAAATTTAAAGTATAATTACCAACATTACTAGTATTGTTTAATGTGACAGGTAATGTTGCAACATTATTTAGAGAGTCTTTAACATAAACTAAGTAATTATTCGCACCTAAACCAAAAAATACATTTGGCGAGTTTTGATAATTAACTCCATCTAACGAATATGAGTATGGGGGGGTTCCGCTTTGAACATTGATTGTAATAGATCCATCGTTTACTGATGCACAACTTGGGTCGTCTTTTGTTATTCTAAATCTTAATGGTGGTGAAACGCAAGTTCCAGAAACAACCGTAATTTGTTTTGAGTACGAACCACTAACAATCCATGTACCTTCAGGGTAGTCAACAGGAAAAGGAAAATTAGGAATACCACTACTTGTCCAACCACTAACTTCCCATCTAGTGTTACCTGTATTGTAGTACATAGTATAAGAAGGTGTTGAACTTGTCCAACTTTGGTATCCGTTTATTGTTGTTCCTGATGAAAAATTAACTTGTTGTAAAGAAACCAATATAGTTGCATCATATTGAGCAATGTTCATACATAAATTAGATGGTAAAGGTACTGGTGGAGGTGGGGGTGTTTCACAATCAACACAATCATCAAAAGGCCCATTTTGAATAACCGCAAAATCATCAATAAACGTTTGATTAGTATAAAGAGTAGTTCCACTACTTTTCCAACAACCTTGTTGTGTTGTTAAATTATATGTTTTTCCTGACGTAAAAATAGATGGTATATCCGCTAAGTAGTAAACAATTGAGTTGTCTTTACAATTTTGAAATTCTTCCAAATAAAAACTATCAAATCCAACAGAACATGTTGTTGTTGCTGTAAAATCACCGTAATAATCCACAACGGTTGCAGTATAATCTCCAGGACTTAAATTTGTTAATAATGTACCGTGAGATCCATTATCCCATGTTACATTATATGGTGGCGTACCACCCGTAATATATAAAGCAACATAACCATTTGTTGCATCAGGTGTGGACGCGTTAATACTATCACAATTTAAACCTAAAGGTAAAATTGTTATAATATTACAACTATTTCCACTTAATAATCCCATTTATTATCCGAAATCAACTATATTATAGTAAATTTTTACTTTTAATGACCCATCACCTCCGGTTGGGTCTGAAACTGTTGTACTTAATAGTAAGTTAGAATTAACTGTGGTTAAGTTTGACTGTGTGTCCATATTACTTACTAATATTACATTGTCAGATCCCTCTATATAAAATTCTTTAGATACTCGTTTGTTGGTATTATCAACAAGGAGTAATGTGTTACTAGTATAAGGAGAAGAGTTATAAGTATATTCAAAATAAACTTTAAAATCGTAATACTTGTTTGCTCCGGGGGCTGGAAGTATCTCTACAGGTGAAGAAAATAATGTTAATGTTTCGCCACTAGTTATTGTAACAGCACTATAATATTGGTATCCTCCTATTGTTGTTGCAATCTGATTTAATTCCGCCTTATAAGAAGAACCCGCAGGGTTTTGGGATGGGTCTCCCGTATAAACAATATGTATCAATGTTGTGCGTGTTAATGCCGTTGATTGGGCTAATGTTTGATCTGTTAATCTTGCCATTTTTTATTTTTTTTATTTTATTTATTGAAAACTAAACTCATTCCCATCCATAAATTCAAAGTAATCTCCATTTTGAAATTGTTTATAAAATGAAGAAAACTCTTCACAATATTCACAATTATTGTTGTCTACAACTTTAACAAAATAAGACGAGTATGTTTCGTAAACACTAGGTAGTGTAAAAGTGTATGTTGCTCCACTTATTGACCCAATAAGTTGGCACGTCCCTCCTGAACAAAAGTCACATACATATACGTTATAAGGACTAGTTCCTGAAGTTATTGAATTTATAGTTATTTCTATTGCCATATTTTATAAATATCTTTTTATGTACAATTACCGTTAACATTACAGTATTCTGTCAATTTTCCATTTTGGTCTACAGAATATATTTTAGTATTGTATTCAATATAGTCAACATAAAGTGGTATTGTTAATGAAGAATCTTCATAAACATACACACCAGTTTCTATTGTTGTGGTTGCAGAAGAGGTGTACCAACTGTAAGGAACCCCATAATTTGTTAATTCACAAACAGGACATGCTAATGAATATTCTGCCTTACCTCTCCATAACGTGTAACCTAAACTTATTGGTTGTGGTGTTAAACACTCTAAACAAGTTGTGTATGTTGTTGCGGTTGTGGTTGCGGTAAACACATCTTGATTTGTAACAACAAATCCTGAAGGTGGTACGTAATTTACAAAATTACCAATATAAGTGTAACATTGACCTGAAGGTGTTTGTAATACACAAAAATCAACAATATTTGTTGGTGGGTACGCTGTTTGAACAATCATTGAATTACTTGTACAAGACGTAAATACAAAACTTGTTCCTGATGGGTATGTAATTGGTGTTGGCATAACTTCGGTTGCTGATATTGATACGGTAAATGCAGAACATGGGTCAACCAAAGGCACAACACATTCCTCACATCCACCACTATAAACGGTTAATATATCTTTTATAATTCTATTAGGTGACGTGTTTAATAGATTTTGAGTGTATGTAACACATTGAATTTGATCAGAATTAAAATCATTAAGAATTGCTAAGAAAGTTGTTCCTGTTGTTACTCCTGAACCACTATATGTGATTGGATCTAAAATGTAGTATTTTTCTGAAGTTTCGCAATCAACAAGTTCTTTAACACTTGAACAAATAAAGTTACCACTATCAATAACAAATGTCACCGTATTTGCAGATGGTACTATAATTGGTGTTGGTGTCGGGGTAGGTGTCGGAGTAGGTGTCGGAGTAGGTGTTGGGATTACCTCAGTACTACTAATATTAACCGTAAACGCACTACATACGTCCGGTGTTGGTGTTGGTGTCGGAGTAGGGGTAGGTGTTGGTGTCGGAGTAGGGGTGGGTGTTGGTATCGGAATTTCACATTCTAATAAAACATCAAAATCTAAAACACTGCACGGGTCAGGTGTTGGGGTTGGTGTTGGTAGACACGTTCCTTCATAGTAAAAACTTGAACTAAAGTCCGGACAAACACTATCTGTTGGGGAAGACCCAAAAAAGAAAACAGTTCCTCCTAATCCATCACCTATACACCATCTATTTGTGTCGTAAAAAATATAACCAACATTAGTACCTCCTGTCCAATATGGTTTAGCATTATAACTACCTACCAATGAGTAAGTACCATTGTAACCACTAAACGAATCTATTGGTATATCAACACAAACATCTTCAGTACAACAGTACCCACTACAAGGTGGATCGTTACAGTCAATAATAGATGTTGCGGTACCATCAAAACTAAACGAACCTAAAGCAGTAACTCCCGTAACAATAGTATAACACCCATCAATTATATTGGTGTCTCCAGTAATTTCGTATGAACTTAAATAAGCAACACTATGTAACCAACTTGATGCACTATATACTATTTGATTATAACAACAACTACTTAATATTATGTCCGCCATTTAAAATTTTACTTTATTATATAAATAATTGAAAGTTTATTTTATTAAATATTTTAATTATTATTTTTCAAAAAACTAAAAATGAATATTCTAAATCCTTTTAATTTAGATAAAAATAAAAGTTGTATTTTGGTTGGGAATGGTCCATCGGTTATGTTTGAAAAAAAAGGGCATATTATTGATTCTTTTGATGAGGTTTTAAGATTTAACCAATGTAAGATATCCGGATTTGAAGATTACACAGGAAGAAAAACAACAATATGGTCAACCTTTGGTAGGGGTGTTTTACCTATTGACGATTTTGTTAGACCAGACAAAGTAATTTATACACATGGAGAAAACGGTAAACCATCATATACGCCTAAAATATTATGGAGAATACCATTAAGTTATTATAATAATTTAAGACAAAGAATACAATCTGAAAGTAATTTACCCGATAAATCAAATTTATTACCTTCTTCAGGAGTATTAGTCATTACTTGGTTATTAGAAAATGTATACGACTCATTACATATTATTGGTTTTGATAGTTTTTCAAAAGAAAGGAGTGGTAAACATCATTATTGGGTTGATATGAAATTTAAAAAACCAAAAGAGCATGACGACATTTGGGAGTCAAACTACATAAAAAGTTTAATAGAGAAAAATAAACTAATAGTTCTTTCTTAACAAGGACACAAATCACCTATTTCTGTTATTATTCCTCCAAATCCAGAAATAATACTTGGGTTGGTTGAAGATGAAAAGAAAAATCCTGTTGGGTAACTAACGGTGGTTGTTAATGTTGTCCCGCTAGGACAACATGGGTCATAACTAAAACTAATAATACCCGGATGACCCCATTTTACTTCGTATTCATTACAAATACACGTACCAGTAGATCCTGATGAACAATCTTGTATTTCATCAAACACACAACCATTAGTATCAATAACTCTAAGTAAAAGATCCTCTTCACCAGGAAAATAATTTTCAGAGTCAATTAAAATAGATGGGGGTATATTGGTATTTCCTGAAACAAAAAAACATGATGTCCCACCTGTATTACATAAAAATACATCATATGGTGATTGACCGCTAGTAACTCCTGTTATTTCTATTATCATAATAATAAATATTATATAAATACAATACCATCTCCACCCTCTGTTGTTAAGATAAATCCGTCTTCAGTAATTATAAAATTAGTTTCTTCAGTACAATTTATTGTCTTAAAAGTTGAGCATCCATTACTATCAACAACTTTTACTAAAAAACTAGTCGCCGTTGAATAGAAAGTTGATGCGGTATACGTACCTCCGGTAGTACCTAAATATGAACAATTGTTACCGTTTTGGTCACACAAAAAAAATGTAAGTGGTGTTGCCCCGCCTGTGATTCCTGATATGGTAAAAATTTGAGTGCTCATATAAAATATGACGGATCGTGTATTGTTGATGCAGAAGTAGCTCCCGTATAACTATAAATTAATAAAAAACTACCTACGGTTCCACCTGAGTATTGATTTGCATATATTTCAAAATCTCTGAAATCTGAAGGGTTATTTAATACTGTAAGGTAAGAATATGAAAACGCCCTATAATAACCTCTATTATTACTTAAATTAAAAAAGGTAAAACCTGAAGTGTCAAAATTAAATGTTTTGGCAGATAATGATGGTACTATGGTTGGTGTTAAACCAGTATACGGTATAGTTTCATTAAAATATTTTGGGTAATCAAAAAATCCTTGAGCCGTTACAGCACTTACAGATGTTACCCCACTACACCCAATACTAAATTTGTAAAATGGATCTGTATATTTACTACCAGTTAAAGTAGTTCCTGTAAAATTATTAGAGGTTCCAGTAGAAGATAAATTTATAACATTAACATATGAACCCACAGTTCCCGCGGTTATACATGGATCTGTTATACTATTTACTATTGTTGGCATCGTTAATCTCATAGTGTAATTAGGACCTGAAGTTCCTGTAGTAACAACAGAAGATGGGTGTATATTGTATAGTAATGTAGTCGTTCCATCACCACAATTAGTACTACCAGTATTATTTGGTATTCCAAGTGTAAAATACCTATAATATCTTATATCTGTCGGGTCGTTTGGTGTTCCGCTCCATGCCCCTGTCGATGTTGCACAACCACCTACAAGAGTCGAACTACCACTAATAATTGATAAATAACCATTATAATAATGATCAAGATCACTAATAGTATTAAAAGTCATATCAATTACACCAATAGTTCCTCCACTAACATATTTTTTATATTCAATTGTATTTGTGTTTGGTGTAGAACAAGTTTGTGGTGAAGTATCTTTTACTTGGGTGTTACTAAATACAGGTGAGTTAATTGTCATATTACCAGTAAATAACAATCTTATACCACTTGGGTTATATAAATTAAAGATGCTGTAATTAGTTCCGTTCATTATTGAACCATCATTATCATTTACGATATATTTACTAAAATCATCACTATTTCTTGTGCACGCACTTACATAGTAATTAATATTGTTTGTATTACAACTACCAGTAATTGAGTTTATTGTTGATGCTGAAATCTTATAAGGGTTGTTTGTTATAATACATGTATTTTGATCAAATGTGTCTAAACATTGAAAATAAAAATCCCAATTTGTTTGAGTATTTGCACTATTAGGTATAACTTCTAATCTTAGAGTATCATTAATATTTCTTGTTAGTCCTGTTAAGCAAGAAACTTTTTTAATGTAGTTGTTAGAGGATAGTGTATCAGCACTTTTAGGTAAATTATTTAAATTAAAATTACTTGTAGATAAATTAGACCCTATAACAATATCTTCAATAATTATTGGTTCTGAATAGGCGGAACCTGAATAGGTTAATCTTAATCTATCTTCAACAGCAAACCCACAAAATTTCCAAGCAAAGTAACTGCTAGTTCCCGTAAATAAAAAATCAGAAAATAATGATTGTGGCGTAACACCAGCAGCCGCCCCTGAAAATTGTACTCTATGTTCATAATTAGCATCATTACTACTACCATCACCATTGTCACATGTAAAATAATTAACAGTCACAGTTGTTGCAGTAAAACAATCAAGTTCCGCTGGTATGTTTCCGGTCCCACCTGTCTGTGAAAATGTTAGACCACTTAATTTTATTTTATCTATAATTGGTATATAGGTACCTGCAGGTGCAAAAATCGCACTACTACCTGTTAAAGGGTGTGTAAACGAATACGGTTGGTACTCAGTTCCTAATCCTGATGTAAATATTGGTGTTGTTGTGTCTCCAGTATTGTACCAATATATTCTATAATCAGTAATACTTGGGTCGCACAAACCTGTTAAATCACCGGCAACAATTCTACCAACTGTTGATGCACTATATACATTAAAATCTAAATCACATGAAACACATAAATCATTAGATTCTATAGGAATATCACAATAACACCCCGTTACTATATCAAATATTCTTATTTGTGTTGTTCCGTCAGGTACGTTTGAAATATAATAAGGACACTCGTTACCCGTAATTGCTGATAAATTTATACTTGATTGAAAAGGCGAATTAAAGCTATCAACATCACTATATAAATTTAATGTTCCTCCAAGTGTTGTTGTACCAGTATAAGTTAAACAAGTTACTGCTGAAAATGGCATATATTTTTTTTATGGTTGGTTTATTTCAAATGTATATCCTGACATACCACAACTAATCGGTGGTGGTAATGGTGTCGGGGTAGGTGTAGGTGTTGGTGTCGGGGTAGGTGTAGGTGTTGGTGTCGGGGTAGGTGTAGGTGTTGGTGTGCCTTCGCATTCAATATCATAAATTATCTCTAACCCTAAACTAAATGACGCGTCCGCTAGTGGGTCATAGTCTCCGTCGCAAACAGAACTAATTTGAATAGTGTTATTTAATAAGTCTATATTGTATGAACCAATTTCCGGTATTCCTGAAAGTATCCCTTCTATTGTTGATTGCCATAATGTGTCTTGTGGTACGTCATTTAATGTTGTTGCAGTGTAAAAACTTTGAGTAAATGCACTACCATTTATTGTTACTTCGCAAATAAATTCAGCACTATTAAATATACAATTAGTGTATCCAGATGTTAAATCTAAATATCCTTCATTTAACATTTCATCAAAACCTCTTTGAGTCCCTGTTGTCGTGTTAAAATTATTTTTACATAAAGTATATAATTCATATGAGTTGATAATATTACCATTACAAACTATATCAAATTTATGATTTTTTGAGCAACCATTATTGTCAGTAACCAAAACTGTGTATGTACCAGCGGTTAACCCCGTAACTGTGGACCCTGATTGTAAATTAGGTACATTACTAGACCATTGATATGTTATTGGTGGTGTTCCATCGTAGATCGAAACTGAAGCTGTACCTTCATTACCTCCGGTACAATTTGTTGTTGTTACTAAACTTTGTAAACCAATCGTTGTTGGTATTGAAACAACTTCACTAACCGAACACCCGCTAACGTCAGTAACTGTTACAGTATAATTACCAGGTAATAAATTTGTAAATGTGTATGAACTATATGGTGTGTCAATAATTGATTGCCCGTCACTTAAAACATAATCTAAAACACCTGTAAATCCACTACCAACTAAAACCTCAACAACACCATTATTAAAACCACATGTTGAACCTGTGGTGTTTGCTGTTATTGAAAACTTTTGTTGTGAATCTATGGTAACAGTATTAGTATACACACAATCACTACTTGATGCTGAAATTACAACATGATAGGTATCATTACTTAAAAGTGGTGAGTTATATTGTAAAAAAGGACCTGTTAAAATATCAACAAATCCGGTTGTTTGTCCTGAAATGTAGTAATTGTAAATGTTATAACCACCTTGTAAGTTAATAGTTATTTGACCGTTATTTTGTGAACAGTTAGAATTAGTTACTTGGGTATTTACCACATTAAACCCTCCTGGTGTTGTTAAAGATCCGTTTAATATTATTTCACAAAAATTAGCGTCTCTAACTGTGGTGGTGTAAGATCCACTAGTTAAACCTGTAATAATAAAAGTATTTGAAAATGTATAACCAACTTGACCAGTATTTGCTGAAAAATAAAAAGGTGTCGTACCACCTGTAAGTGTGTAGGTTAAAGTACCATCACTAATAAAACAAGATGGATTAACGGACGTAACTAAACCAACACCTAAAGGATCTGCAGCACCTATTGTTTCATATTTAGTGGTTTCACAACCTAAACTATCGGTAACAGTACAAGAATAAGTGCCTTGTGTAAGCCCTGTTACTAATTGACCTGTTTGTGTTAAAGTATTACCATTAGGATCTGTCCAAACATAAGAAAAAGGACCCGTACCTGTAACCCCTGTTACCGCTAATTTACCTTGATTGATAACGCAAGTAGATGTGTCAACTTTCCAAAACCCAAAATCAGGGCTACTACTTGTAGTTATTATTGCGGTACCTGTGTTTGCCGAAACATTTCCGTAATCAATAAACGTTGTATAATACGTACCAGCAGATAAATTTGTAAATTGATATGGTTGTGTAGGTGTGGTAATAATGTCAATTAAGTTACCACTTTCAAATAAGGCAATTGTGTATGGACTTGCATTTGTTGTTGCACTTACATAAAAACTACCATTATTTTCTCCACAAGTTGTTCCTGAAATATCATAAATCTTAGCCCTAAAACAATCACTTATTATTACATTTATAAGTATATCTTCATTAATGCCTCCAGATGAATCATTAAGTCTAAAAACATATGTATCAGCACTTAATCCTGAAAAAGTAAAGGGACCTAAACCTGTTTGTGAGCCTAAACCACCAGGTATTTCATTATTTATGGTATATGGTGGTGTACCTAAATTTGGTGTTATTATTGTTGTCCCTGAAGGTGAGTAACAAACACCAGTAACGGTAAAACTATAACCAAGTGGCCCTAAATCACATTCTTGAGTACAAGTACTAAGTGGATCTAAGTTTATTAATCCTTTTGATGTTGCTGAATACGCAATATCAATACAAACTTCTTCTGCGGAGTTTGCAAAACCAGTTTGTAGAATACCACAACAATCAACATATTCGTAATAACCACCCGAAGTAAGTCCTGTAATACAAGCCATTAGCTACAATTTATTTGTATGTTTATACCTATATTTAAGTATAAAGTTTTATTTGTGAAGTCATCATAACAAGTACTATTACTAACTGTTAAAGTATTACCGGCAAAAAAGTAATTTAATCCAAAATTATAAAGATTTTGAAGTTTGTCATTTATTGCGTTTATTACTTGAGTACTGTTAGGGTAATCATTATATCCATAACCAATATAGAAAGATTCTTGTACTAATATGTCATTATCTAACCTACAGTCAACGTACCAAGTAGATATAATACTATTTAAATCACATTGTGATTGTGTGTATCCACTCGATGTTAAAACTTTATTTAAAATATTTCCTAATATACTAGACGGTGATCCTGTTGGTAACGTGCATTTTAATGTTTGATCAATACAATCATAAGCAAATGGTTGTCCGTTATACGTACATGGTCTACATTCAACAGGTATAAATACACACCCTCTTTGTCTTCTCCAAACAAATTTTTGTCTATGAAAAATTGAGTTGTCTATCTTTTGTCCTGTTAACCAAAGAGTTGTTGCTGGTACTACTTGTTCTAATAATCTTTGCCAATAATCACCAAGGCCTAATGTGTAGTCTATTAATTTTTGATAAGTAAACTTATTTGTTGGTATCCCTACAGTTTCTTCAGACTGTAGATACCTCCAAAAAACAGATTGTAGAGTTGGATATCCGCCTGTTTTACCGTCATGTATTGTTAATCTATTTCTTACGTTTATAAAATTATTATAAAAAGATTGTGCGAATTCAAAAAATGTTTTTTCCCTTGGTTTTGGGTTTATAGTTGTCCAATCTATATTACCTGGTGTTGGGTAAGGTGCCGTTAAAGCCGAATTAGGTATTGGGTACCCATACTTTACAGATAACTCCCAAATGTCGTATGTTATACCTTGACCAACATTCGCATATAATTCAATGTTTTTTGAATTTATGATTAGTTTGTCGTCACTAACATTATAATTAACTCCGTTAAAGTTTTCTCTACTTATTCTTTTTCCTGTTTCAGTTACTGCCCAAGATTTTTTATTATCATTTATTTTGGTTAGGGTGAATCCCATTTCAGGCATATTATCAAATTTTCTAAACCTATCCATATATTCTTGACCAAAAGTAAATGGTTGTAATTTTGTTTTTAATGATAGGTTAGTAGGAACAAAAGAAGAATTGTTTTCATCTATAACTTCTATTGATCTATGTTTTGGACTTTTTTCAAACCAACCTGCACCTTTTTGAAAAAAGTTATTATTAGTAATTCTAGGACTTATAGGAAATCCTTTATCATCTAATCCGTAATCTTTTCTTGTTAATTCATTTATATTAATAACACCTTCAGATGTAAAACCTGAATAAATAACTCCTTGAATTGAGAAAGTATTATTTCGGTCTAATGTTGGTGTCTGTTTAAAAATAGTACCTCCTGAAATGTTAACGTATTTTTCCTCAAACTCATCCATTGGTATTTTAGAATCGGCCAAATATATAATTTCATTAAATTCAACTAACGCTTCGGGAGCACCTATAAAACGCATTATGTATTCTAAAGATTGTCTAGTACCTTTAGATTTAAACATGTATGCCGAATTTAAAATAACATTTCTAAAATATTGATAATTTAATTCAGTAGGGGTGTCGTCTTTACTTTTACCTCCATATATGTTTTTATTTGATGTGTCAAATACAGAATTTAAAAACCCTTCGTTTGTTATTGGTGATATATCTGAATTAATACCTAATGTTTGTGCTAAATTTGTTAAAAGTTGTGATGGAATATCATTACCAACAATATAATTAACAGAAGTCATGTGTGATAATGAATCAACAAACTTTTTTACTTCATCAAAACTTCTACCATAAATTTGTAAAAGTTTTTCCATTTTTTTATCTGAAGTATCAAATTCTTTAAAGGCGTTTGTTGTTAAAAATCTAGAAATTAAATTTGTTTTTTGTGTGTCTAATATTTTAGATATTTCACTTAAATTTTTTAAATAGTTTTTAAAGTTATCAGTACTGATATCAATATTCCAAGTATCAATTAATGGCCATGTAACATTTTTTGTAAAATCTTTTACAATACCATCTCCACCTGTTTCTGAATATTTAAATTTTGCGGTATATTGAGGAAACGTATTTCTATTTAAAAGAAATTTTTCAACCTCATCAAACTCGGTGTTAAATATGTTTTCAACAGTTTCTCTGTTTGGTTTTATTATAATTGTTTTTGTTGTTGCGGATTGTCCTGAAAAAGGATTTCCTTTAACTGTTATATTTAAAAACTCTCCTTTTAATTGTGTTGTAGGTATAAAGGTCACCATTTTATACTCTTCAGTAAAATCTCCTGTGTATATTGCGTAGTCGTAATAATTATCGGTTAAATTCCTATACTTTGAAAGTGGTAATGGGGATGTTTCAAGTGTTCTTGCTGCATTAGTTGTAAAATCTATATTTAAAGGATTTCTAAACTGTGTTGTGTCTATATCAAAATTTGTTATGTCCTCAACGGGATCGTATAATGCGTTTGTTGCGGTTTCTGCGGTAACAGAACCAAAAATAAATTCATTAGCAAAAATAGCACCTGGAAATTTATTAATTATACCGATTACAGAAGCAGAAATTCTTTTTTGTAAAGAACCATAAGTACAAAAACTTGTTAATTGTGATAAATCGAAGTTCGGATAAATTTTAAAGTTTTTTTGTATTAAACTTTTTGTTTCTTCAATATCTTTAACATTAAGGGACTCTAAATTTAGAGGGTTAGAAAACACACCGGTATCAAAACCTCTATTTGCCTTATCTTTTACGTTATTTGTAAATTCAAAATTAGCATTTGTTAAACCACCACCATTAACTAACTGCAGACCAACAAGATCGTCAGAAAATGTTTCTGAACCTACTGGAGGTGCGGGTGGGTAAAAATATTTTTTTTTAGCCATTAACTAACGATATTTGTAAAGTTTTTACTGAAATCAAATCCATTAACCTTTTCTTGTCTAACCTCATAAAGAAGTTCGTTAAAGTTATCTCTGACTTCAAATAAGTTATATTGTTTGTAAATATTATTATTAGAATCGTATAATGTATATACTCCATCTTCAATACTTTTTGTTTGATTTCCATATAAAGCAATTGCTAACGTATCAATATCATGTTCAGCCATTTGGATATCAATCGATATTGGGTCAAAAAAAGTATTTGTTATAATAATATTTTGGTTTGGTTGTCCTATAAAGGGGGTTGCTGCTGGTTTGTTTGTTGGTGCCGATGATGGTGATAAAGTACAAAAAACTAAATCAGTACCACCATCTACATACCTATATCTTATTGATTTTTGTGAACTATTAATTTGTTCAGTAACAACAGGCTCACAAAAAAATGAAGAAGTTATTATTCTATAAAAATTAGTAATTTTTGTTCCATCACTATTAAGATACTCAACCCTAAAACCTACTAACCCTTGATTTATAAATTTATTTCTATATTGAGAAGGTACGTTATTAATATCAATTACAATACCTTTTACATTTGGTAATGAAGATAAAATCCCACAATCGGTTATTGTTGTTCTAATTTCTGCAGGTCTTACTAATAAAGTATAAACACCTATTTTATTAAACTCTGCCGTTGGTAATTTTAAATTATAAAGTCCTCCTAATATCTCAACATCGGCATTTCCACCAGTGTCGTTGTTATGGAAATAAGGCGTTAAAATACTAGCCGCGTCTAATTTTTTTAATGTAAAATTTGTAGTAACATCCCTTGTTGGTGTATAATGTAAAATTATATCAACATCTTCAGGTGATACGTCTGCCGGTCTTATTGTTCCATATGTGCCAAGTGCCATGTTTTTATTTTATAAATAGTTTATTTTGAATTTTTATGTATTGTTAATTCGGAAAAATCCATAACCATATTTTGTTAAATCCCCAATGTTATCAACTTCACCTAACCTATTCAAGTTTTCAAAAGGACTATATTTACCCCTTTCTAAATACACATCAGTAATAATTTCAGGTGCATTAACAAAATCTAACAAATATTCATCTTTAGTAATTTTAGCCAAACTTATATCATTACAAGTTATTCCCGAACTATTCATAGTATAAAAAGTTTGTCCGTTTGGTAAATCGTAATATGTTATGTTGTTAATAGTGTATGACGTATAATCAGGTGTTATTAAATCAACCATACCAAAGGCGACTCCTTTTTTAGAAATCATATATCCGGGAGTGTATGGATTAGGTCCCCACCTTCTTAAATCTGTTAATCTTGATTTTGTAAATCCTGAAACTAAAAAAGGTATTGTTGTGTATCCGCTAGAAACCTGTGCTTGGCAATTATTTATTGAGTCTCCTGTAAAAATATAATTGTATGATGCAACAATTCCTGACCATAAACCACCTTGTTGATTAAAGATATAAGTACCCAAAGGGTTTGTTACTGTGGCACCTGTTGCTGGTATTGATATTGGTTTTTGTACAACACTAACACCCCACGGATTTACACCTGAAAAGCTTATAGTAAAATTATCATCAGTTAAATATTGATGAGTTAATGGGTTTGATGTTATTTGTTGTATTTGTGAACCATCTCCCCAATCTATAAAAAAAGTAGTGTCAGTCAAAAAACTTACGGTTGGGTCTCCTGATGTGTCATAAAAATTTATTAAATACGGGTTAAATGTATCCGCAGAAAATAAAAAATTAGTAACAATGTCTTTTTGTAAAACAAATCCATCAAATTCTGAGTAGTAACCAATATCATTATATTTTTGTGTTAACCAAATTGGTATTGTAAGTCCAGTAATTGACGATTCTTTAGGATCACATGTTGAACATATACCGCATGTCAACTGTTTACAATTACAAGTACCGCCAGACAAAAGCTGTGACATTCCTGTATATACATTAAAATTATACGAAATTAAACCATTTGTTGTGTCACTAGTATAGGGAAAAGTTATTAAGTCAGAACTTAATACTCCAGGTGATATTCTTATATTATAATTATAATAAATCATTGTTCATTAATATATTCATACCAAATAATTGGTGTTAGGTTATCACCTACTCTAACAAGTGATGGTGGTTGGTTTATTACCGGTATTTCTTTATATACCTTATATTCATATGTATTATAATCAATCACTACTTTATAAAAAAAGTATTGCCCTTTATCAAAATTAAATTTATTTACTCCGTTAAAAACACTTTGTGGTTCATTCATCATTCTTACAAATGTTCCTTTTTTTGCATTAAAAAATTTACATGACATATAGAAATGTGATTTAGATAAAAAGGATTGTTCTTTTAACCAATAAATAAAAAACCCTTCTTTATCGGGACCAACATAATCTAAAATAAATTTTGGTTTTTTTACTTCTACAGGTGTTTGCCCTGTACCTATAGTGCCAGGTTCTTTAAGTCCTTGTTGTGTTGGTAAAATTACACTAAGTAACGCTCTTTGGTTTTGTGGTGAATTTGTATCATATAAATCAAGTTTAAAAAAACTACCTTTAAATGAATTGGCAAAAAAGTAAATTTCATCGTCGGTAAATGTCGCGTATTGATAATCGTCAAGCCAAGATGATTGTGTTGCTGTTAGTACGCTACCAGTTGGGTCAAAAAAATTAAACTGATAATTTATTTCTGTTTTATCTTGGTTTGTGTCCCAAGGTGCGTGAGCAAATCTTGTTGTTTCAAAATCATTGATTGGGTTAATTACTTTTTCAATAGTTTGCCTTTCAAATTCTTCGACCGCCTCTTGTCTACCTAAATTGTCAAAATCAATTTTAATTGGTATATTAATAAATTCTTCTTTTAAACCAAGTTTAAATCTATAATTATTATTCACAGTTGTCAGTAGTTACTCTGTTTATTAGTGTTGTAGTAACACTTGTACTTCTATTTATTGGGTATTGTAAAAAGAAAATACTTTGGAATGGGTAGTGTCTTCCGTTTGTAAAAGGGTAATTTACTCCAATATTATCTCCATCAACAAAACCATACTCATATAAGTCTCTCCATATAAACGTCTCTTCAAATTGCGAATACCAAGCATAATTTGGTATATTATCTACTTCTTCAGTGTTACCAAATTCAAGGTAGTCACTGAAAGCCCTTATTTGTATTGAATTATGTGGTTTATACAAGTATCCACTTGGTTCATTTATTGGTGAGTTATCATAAAAAATATTGTAGTTATATGAGTATTTGTGGAACATTTCAGATATAACATATTCTTTTTGTTCATATAAATTGTATTCGCAAAAATCCCCTTTAATGACATCTCCAACATTTAAAAATTCATTATAGTAAAAAGTTTGTCCGTTAGCCAAATATGAATTTACAGGAATATTATCTTTATTTGAAATAGATGTGTGGTCCCACCAAGAATCGTATGTGTTTTTTAAAAAATTAAAACCCCAACCAATATCTATTGCAGTATTTTGTCCTACAGGTGGTTGGTTAAACCAACCATAATATCCTCTATTTATTACTGAAACAAATAATTGTGTTAATGGTTTTCCGTTATTATCTTTCAAACCACTAATATCAATATCTTTAACAAAATTATATGAAAAGTTTTGTCCGTTTTCTTTTGTTGAAATTCTTTGTACTTGGTTTGGTGTTATTGCTGAATATTCTAATTTCCTTTTAGTTGAAAAAATGCTATTTTCAAACCCAGCCTTTGTTATATTACACTCTTCGGGGTTTGTTAAAATTTTATGTAACCTTACATAATATTTTGATTTTGTTTCTCCACTATTTTTTAAATCCGTTATTCTTTTAAAGTTACCAAATGTTCCGGGTAAAATATCATTAACAGGAAATTTCATATCGTAGATAACAAAAACATTTTTTTCACTACCATAAGATCCATCACCTAAATCATAAACCTGAAAAATGTTTTTATTATTAATATTTATGTTTAATTCAACATAATCATCAATTTGTAAATTATGATTACCACCACAATAAAATAAAACTAAAGATCTACCGTTAACAACTCTATTGTCAATAACAAATGGGACTCCTTGGTCTACATTAAAGATATTAGTGACGTTAAAGTTTTCGTTAGTGTAAGACATAGTTTGTGCAGTGGTACTACTAAAAGGGTATGTGACATACATCATCCAATTATATGTTTTTGCACTTTTTGGTACGTATGTTATGTGATTTGTAATTCCGGCATTTCTTAAAAATGTAAACTCATCAAATTGTGGAATCCCTTCCCAAGGTGACCCTGGAAGTGATAATGCGTTATTTACAGGGTTTGTGTAGTATAAATTTTCTTTATATGGTGTGTATGTTGTTTTACCACTCAAAGTATTATTAAATACGTTTGTTATCTTACCTGAAATTCTAAAGACTTGATTTGTTTGTCTTTCTAAGTTAAACCTTTCTTCGGCATCAACAATTACAGACCTATCTCCCTCAACGGCAGTCCTTCTATTTCCAACTAATGGTAATTGAATACTAACGTCTTTATTTGTGTTACCAGCAAATCTTTTAGACCCTAAAACTATCCTTATATCGTTTTCATTACCCATTTGTATTCAAAATATATTTTGTTATATATCTATTTATTGCACTTTTACCAACATTTAACCCAAAATAAAAATGGTATGGTGCCCCAACAATAAATTTATCTGATTGTGATGCCGGCCAAGGCGACTCTTGTCCGTTTTGTTGATATATATAACCTTGACCACCTGTTGGTCCGTTATTAAAATACGGTGAATATGGTGATTGCACAAAACTTAAATCTTGGTAATTTTCAGAAAAGAATCCGTTACCGGCATTGTTTTGATTTGCACTTGTTACCCAATCATTTTGATCATTTCCAAATATTGTTGTAGTAGTTGCCGCTTTCCATTTATACATCGGTACTTCTTGTGAGTTTGGGTAACCGAAATTAGAAACTAAGGTTGGTGAAAAAACTAAAGCACCGGGTGAAGCGAGAGCCCTTAATTCTCTATTAGATTGAAAAAAGATACCCATAAGTGGGTCCGCTCCCGTTCCTCCTGCAACATATAAATCACTTGGTTGGTCGTATTCGTCCTCACTAAATGGTTCTATTCCAAATTCAGAATTAATACTAAACATTTGAACAATATCACCATCCATTCTATCTTCACTTCTTGAAAATAATTTATTTATTGATGCGTCACCCGCCCCTATTAAGTTTTGTAAAAAATTACTACTAACTAATCTTGAAACAAAAAATAATTGTAATATATCTGCGGTTTCATTAAAAGAAGTTGATTTAACTTCATCTACAAAATATGCTTCTAATGCCGGATTAAAACAAATTTCCCTTACAAATTCATCTCTTGATCCCATATCCATAATTGTTGTCGGGAAAAATAAATTTTTGTCGTTCATACCTTTAAACCCAGCTGATTGCCAATTTCCTGATAAATCTTTTTTTCTAGGTTCTTGTCCTATAAAATTTGTTCCGTCATATGGACTAGATCTATAAAATAAAGAATTAGTAGTACCTTCGGTATAGTATATCGGTCCTTGACCTGGTCTAAATGAATTATCTAATGTTCCACAAAATTTATATTTTTTTGGTTGTCCAACAACATTAAATATTGTTTTTTTCTTAAATGAAAACATATATAAAGTACCGTTAACCCAATTGTTTTGAAATACGTGCGAAAAGACACCTCTACACGCACCAAACATCATTCTAAATCTTGACTTCCATTCGGCGAAGTTTTTAATATCTTTACCAATGCCAACTAAATATGGTTTTTGAATAAATTTATAGCAACCTCCTTCCACTACTTTAGGGTCATTATCACTACATGGGGTTAAAACAATAAATTCATTATTACTATCATACCCATAACATTTTAATGGTACCATCCCTTCACAACTAAAAGTACTTAAAACACTATCTTGTGCACTTTGGGTGTCTCCTGAAAAATCTCCTGAATTATTTGTTGAGTCACTTGCTGTGTTTCCTTCTGAAGGGTTTGCAGTGGAATTTGAAGTAGCGACTACGTATATAGTAAAATTATCATTTTGGTGTAATGAAAATGAGTTATTATTATTTGTTTGTGTACTATCTGACGTGGGTAATCTATCTGACCTTAAAACTAATTTTGGGTTGACTCCTGTAGGTATTGTATGGCTTAGTGTGTTAGAATATGTCGGAGCATAAACTCTAGCATTCATTGACCCATTATTAATTTGATTTGATCCAAAAAATCTATTATTAGGGGCGGTTCCTGTTGATGCGTATGAAGAAGCAATTAGGGACCCACCATCAACCCTACCTTGGTCTTGTATGGTCCCTACTAGATTAAATTTTATTGTATTGGTATTAAGTGAAGAGCCGTTTGCCGGACTAATGTATGTTGATAAAAAACCAACTCCTGGTCCATTATCAGGTTTAAATGTTGTTACATTACTTTTATCTAAAGAAGAATAATATCTTAATTGTGTTGTTGTCACAGAACTAAAATCTGATGTAACAAAATTATATGGTTCATAAAAAACACCAGATTGTGAATAAGATAATGAGTGTGTTTGTGGGGTTTTATAGTCCCATTTATATGTTGATGAATCGTTATTTGGTTGTAGTGGAATATTCATGTTATATTTACCACTTACTACAATAGTTCCTTGTGGTCTACCAAATAACAACGATAAATCATATTTAATATCTTGTGTGTCAGTATAAACGTCAACACCTCTAGTTAAAAAGATTAATCCTAAGTCTTTCCACCCCTCACCAACTATTGTTAATGGATTAATTATTTCATCCTCAACATTAGTACCTCCAGGTCCTGGCGGATCGTACCCAACTACTTGTAATTTGTTTAATATATATTTTCTTATTAGGTTTGTTTGATCTAAAGTAGGTGAACATTGGTCAATAGTGTTGTTACCATTGGCAAAAATATTTGCATTACTTGCCGTGATACCCGTTATTACTTGGAAGTATTCAATTCCTGTTTTAAATTTATATTCTTTTTCTAATGTTTCTCCTGTTATGTTAATATTTATTGGTCCAGCAACTGATCCGTTTGATGGGTTTGTATATGTTAATTGTATTGTGGTTGCCGTTGTTACACTTCCTGTAATTGCATTAGTACCAAAACTATTAGTATTACCACTAACTAAGTTAATATCATTTATATTTGATGGATTATAAAAAGAAACTATTGAACCTGTTTGATATTGATTAATTATCTGACTATCAACCAAAACAACTAAAACACTATCGGTAAAGGGTATCCCATTATTAATCGTTGTTGTTATTCTATTTGGTGCTGTTGTGTCAAAATATCTAGCCCTAAGATTAGCCATATTTAAAGATTGTGATAAAGTAATGTTTTTATTAAAAATATATCTATCATTACCTGAATTTGAAAATACTTCAGTAATTGGCACTCCTTTTAATACTCCTGTTTGAAATCCCGCAATACCGTATCTAACACCAACAGAATCGGCGGCAGCTTTATTAGATTCTTGTGTGTTTGTTCCTCCATATTCGTTAGGTTTAATTTTACAAAACCAATTAGGACAACCGTCTTGATAAATTTGTTCACCATCACCATCAACCGCACAAATGGCAGTGTTTGGTATTCTTGACCAAAAATCATTACTATTTAAATCGGCTAATATTGAGTTATTAGGTCTATTGTAAATAGTATAAGGACCAATAGACCCTTGTGTTTGTGAACCACTACTAAAAATACCTCCTGTTACATCAGGAGTATCTAAATCAGGACTGTCGCAAGGACATGCCTCACAATCAGGATATGACATCATTGGTAAGTTTATACCTTTAAATTTAAACGCTACTAGTAATGGTGCAACTTTAGCAATAAAAACACCGGCAGCAGTCAAATAAATAATACCTTTAACTATGGACCATGCAATAAAACCAAAGGCAGGAGCAATTGAAACTGCAGATGTATATGCGTCTTGAAATGCCGAAAAAGCAAAAAACCCAAGTAACCCAGGAATTACAAAAACTAAAACCCATTTTAATATTGGCCAAAGTAACGCCAATAAATGTAATATAGGAATTAACGCAACAAATACAGGTGTAAGAATTGTTACAAACAGATTAAATAAAAAGAATATAAAATCAAAATTTCTAACACCATCGTTTACCGGAAACCTATTGTTAGTTGTGGTACATCTTCTATCCGTAATTTCTTTAATACCTAAATGTCTACTCCTATTAAATCCCCATTTCCATCTATCAACAAAATTTGCAATTGTATAAACTTTGTTAAATGTAAATTCATAAAACTTATCTTCACAGTTAATCGCATCTTGAACCATTTGTTGACCTAAAGTGGTTGTTAAATCTCCGTAGTCATTCCAATCTAAACTAAACGCATATGATTTTTTTTGAGCATCTAATTGTGCCGCAGTAAAGGTATCGGGTCCATTTATATTAGAACTAGTCCAACCCCACTCTTTTATGTTTGGAACTAAATAGTCTCCTCTCATAATGTCATTTTCCATACCCGCCTCGTTTTGGTATTGGATTCTAAATCTATATTTACCTTTTGTTGGTATACCTATTGATGGGTCATTAGAGATTACTTGTTCTCCAAATTCATTTGTTATTACATAATCTAAATTCATTGGGACCTCGACTAACCATGTACCGTTTTCATCTATTACGTCTCCACCATTTTCTAAATTAAACTGTTCTAAAACAGGTCTACCTGTAGAGTCATAACCAATAGTTTGTCTTATTGCTAATATCTTACCTTCACCAGTTACTAAATCACATAAGTTACCAACGTCTTTTTTTGGTTTACACGTTGTTTTTAAAAAATCTTCATTTGACGTTGACAAAATTGAACCCATAAAAACCGCTTGTGGTTTTATTTCAATTCCTAACTCCCTCAAATCAAAATCAACTCTTGTAATACCAATATTACAAAGTTCTTCTTCACCCCAAAACGACGAAACATCAATATCTTTTTTAAAATTTACTATTTGTGGTAAAGAATCTAAATCCGTAGATGATTTAAACTGATTACCATTAAACTGACCAGAACCTGCTAAACCGGCCCTTATTAAATCTGCGGGTCTTAAAGAAAAACAACCAATGTTTGATAAATCTAAATCCATCACAATTGTTTGAATCCCTAAAGGAACACCCACAATCATAAAGTCTCCACTTTCATTTGTTTTTGCGGTAAACTTATAATATTTTTCGTATACTTCTAATACTTCTTGTCTAGTTAATAAATCTTCTCTATCTGGGAATGTGCCTGTGGGTGTGTGTCCTCCGTATTCAGGTCTATATGGTAAAAGATTATACCTATACCCATCTTCGTTTTTTTGATCAACTCTTTTGTACGGATATAGTGTTGAAATTACTACGTCATTTTCATCTTGCTCACTTAATGGTATGAATATAGAAACATTCGCATTAGGTACCCCATACCCACCATTAACTATTACTCTACCGGCAACCACACCATAATCGGCACAAAATCTTGTGTAAACATCATCTTGTTTTAATTTTAAAGAAAGTATCTCTAAAAAGTCAAAATTTTGATTTATGTTAATGCGTATGTTTTTGTCTGAACCAAAGTCGGTTCTTATCCTATAATTGTTTCCCATTAATAAACCTTTTTAAAATAAATACTGATTTTTATTTTTTTTAAAGGTAATTTGAATAACGAAAAAATAAATAATGTTATGAGAAATCAACCGTTTTGTAATTTTTGGTTCTAACCTTAATATCTATGTTATCAAACCTAACTTGATATATTTGGTCGGGTTCTGCAAATATATTATCGTCAATTAATTGTATTTCTTTTGTTGCCGGGTCTTTATATCTTTGTGAAGTTTCAGAAGAAGAATATTTACCACCTACTTTATTAAAAACTTTTAAATCAGCAATAGTTAAAACTCCCGTCAAATTCTGTATTGTTTTTTTAATTTCTGAAACATTAACACCTTGACCTAAATCCCTATTAGCCGGATTCATATAATTAGATATGTTTGAAATTATTTCTGTTACTAACTGTCCTTGGTTTCTATCTGATTCAATAACAACCGATACTTCAAATTCTAAATCAATCACTTTTGCGTTATCAATAGATATGTAATCATTAACCATTCTATATCTAGATAGATAGTTTGCCAAGTTACTTTTTAGATTGTTTGAGGTTATTTGGGTTAACTTACCTGAATCGTCATAAGATAATATCTGAACTAATATTTTATTATTGTTTTCAGTAATAGATACCTTAGCAGGAGCACCAAATCTACCTGGCATTGTATCAATTAAAGACTTATAATCATTTATTGTTACAGCTCTTTTTTGTGCCGCAAAATTAAATGATACCATATTTCTAACTTCTTCTGTTGTTGGCGGGTTTGATCCTCCAATTGCTGCGGTTACATTATTTAACCTTAAAGATTGAATTACATTTCTATTTGTTTGGTCATTAGGTCCATTAACAGAAAAATTTATAGTACCTACTTGATTTATTGCTCCTGTACCTATATTACTACCAGAACCACCCCCAACTCTATATTGTACAAATAAGGTAGTGTTAGGTTTTACTGTAAGACCAAGACCAATATTATTTTGATAATCTTGTAACCTAAGTTTTGTTCCTGTTCTAGTAAATTCTTTTAATTGTTCTTCAGGTGTTGTTGTTCCTGCACCAAACTGTACTTTTAAAAATCCTTCTGCTGTATATTCAGTTATAAATCTATTTTGTGTCTTTATATATTTACCAGGTTTAACTCCAAAATTATCAACAGGTTTTGTAGTGTCTTCAACAAATACTAAGTCTTCAGCTAATGCGTCAACCTCGTACCATTTATCTGGCGATGATTGAAACTCAGCAAATGTTGGTACTGATTGGTATGATGTTCCATCTTTTTGTATTATACCTGTAACTCCTAATATGTTTTTTTCGGGTAGGAAGAAATTAAAGAAAGGCACTACGTCAGTATTTCTTACTGGTTTTTTGAAAACTTTAGTTGTTCCGTTTACAACAACTTCTCTTTTGGTTATAACGTAATTTAAAATATTATTATTTGAATCAAATGTTGGTATCTTTGTTCTATTAACGTTTCCTTGTTGGTCATATTGAGTTGAAAAATCAATGTCATTTAAATTTTCAAAGGTAGTTCCCCCACCTAAAAATTGAGATCCTGCTCTTATAATACCTAAATACCTTATATCTTCTGAATCACCAAAAGGAGGTACAGTTATTGAAAAATCAACGATTGCTACTGAAGGTCTATAACCCGGTATCTTTAACCCATAAGTTCTAGCAATATTATAAATAGACGATTTTTGTTGTGCATATTGTAAAACCGTTTCTTGTGCCGTCCTATCAATATGAAAATGTAAGTTATCAGCGATTGCAGCATTTAAGTCCATTAAAACTGAAAACACGGACGCATCATTAAAATTTTGTACTAAATCGGGATAATATTTTTGAGTAAAATTTATTAACTCTTGTCTTAAACCAACAAAATCTCTTTCTGTATATGATAATTTTTTTTCTGCCATATTATTAAATATTAATTATTACAAATTCTTTAGATCCAAAAGGACTACTGTCATCAACATAAATTATAGTTAATTTTGCAGTATAATCGATAGTATTAGGACCAGGTATTCTAAATACGTCATTAACCGCACCGTCTGTTTCATCTTCTGTATTATCAAACTCATCAATTACATAATCATATACGACTTCACCACTAAAAGGTAATACAATATTTTCAGTTGTTGGTGCAAAATCAGTGGCAATCTGTTTTCTAATTATATTTTTATCAACTAATTCAGATGGGTTAAAAAATTCTCTTGTAATGTCTTGATTGTCTGTTTCTTCTTCTGTGTATGGTTCTACCTTAATATCTGTTATTCGTAAATTAGGTATGTATTTTTCTACTTGTACTTGCACTTCTTCTTTAATCCTTTCAAATGTTTCACCGTCAAGTGGATCAAAAATAAATTTATATATATCGGTACCAAAATCAGGGTCATAATATCTTGTACCTTTTTGTGTTAATAGTAAATGTAAAAGATTACCTCTTATTTCATCTTTTGTTTGATAAGATAAACCAAAATAAGTTCCAGTAACACTTTCAATAAATGGAAATTGTATTCCATATGTAGACACTTGTTGAGCCATATTAAATAAATATAGTATTAGTAATTTTTGTATAAATAAAAAATCCCTACTTTCGTAAGGATTCTTTAAGGTTTTGATTTCCTCTTTCGTATTGAGGTTCATAAGGGCAATGTAAACACCTACTTCCACAACACTTACCTCTTCTTATATGATAATCTTCGGTCATAACCATTCTACCTTGGTTATCATAGTAGAATTCGTTTGGTTGTAGTTTAGGTCCGAATTCCCTAACATATAATTGTTGTACCCAATCTTTTGATGCATTTACTGTCATGACTTATACTATTTCACATGCTCCACCTGCACAAGCGGCTTCACCTCTAAGGTCGGTATTATCTT